CTACAAACCACACGAGTATCAGAGTGTACATAATCATACAGGCAAACCTAATCTAATTAGTTTAGTAATGTATGCACAAGATTTAGAATTAGATCTACCAAACGATAATTCGGGTTCGTTATACACGATTATTGCAGAAAGAGATCTTACCCTTAGTATTAATGAGATAGTACCTACACCAGGTAAAACAGTACTAATGACAGGCAACGTTAATCATGGAACGTACCCTTACCACAACGTAAGGAGTGCATTGGTTATCAATTTTGTAACAGAATGGCTAGAGCCAGAGGAAGAAATTAAATGAGTTTAATAACCGAACAGTATGATTATAAAGAGCTAAAAAGAGAAAGCGTAAACGGCAAGCGTTTGTACGCTTGTCCAGATGGTAACCATGTAGCAAGTGTTACAACAATCCTTAGTAAAACGAAGGATATGACGCATTTAAACGCATGGCGTAAGCGTGTTGGAGAAAAGAAAGCACAAGAGATTGTAACAGAAGCCGCTAGTGTTGGAACACGTATGCACAAGTTCTTAGAGGATTACATACTAGAAGGCGAATGGCCACAACCAGGCAGTAACCCTTACAGTCAACAAGCAAACAAGATGGGTGAACAAATCCGTGATAATGCTATGGTTGACGTAGATGCTATATGGGGTACAGAAGTGATGCTTTATCACCCTCAAATCTACGCAGGAACGACTGATCTTGTAGGAACATACAAAGGCCAGCCTTGTATTATGGACTTTAAACAATCTAACAAGCCTAAGAAGAAAGAATGGATTGAAGATTACTATTTGCAGTTAACAGCCTATGCCTTAGCACATAACGAAATATACGGCACAGACATTAAAGAAGGGCATGTATTTGTATGCTGTCGCGACTTAACGTATCAGCAGTTTGATCTATGGCCAGACGAATTTAAGGAGTGGGAATCTAAGTGGTGGGACCGTGTATATCAATATTATGACTCCATGAAGTGATAAATACTAATAGCAAATTAGGAGAAATATAGTGGCGATTGTACAAATTTCACGTATACAGGTTAGACGCGGACAAAAGAATGCAGGTACTGGCATACCGCAATTAGCTGGCGGTGAGTTTGGCTGGGCTGTAGATGCTAGAGAACTTTACATTGGTAACGGTTCAGTATCAGAAGGTGCACCAGCAGTTGGTAATACAAAGATTATTACACAACATGATAACTTGTTTACGTTTGCAGACACATACAAGTACAAAGCAACGGATGAAACAATCCAAACAGGTGCTACTGCTACAACTCCAGTTACTAGAACATTACAAGAAAGACTAGACGAAACAGTAAATGTATTGTCGTTTGGTGCATTAGGTGATGGTTCAGATCAAACAACAGTTTTACAAAGAGCTATTGATCAACTATACCTAAACAATGCATCAAAAGGAAGTGTTACAAGTAGAGTAAAATTATATTTTCCAGCAGGTAATTACACATTATCAAACAGTTTAAAAGTTCCGCCACATGCTACACTAGTTGGTGAAGGCAGTGAAAGAACAATCATTACACAGACTGGTGCGTTTCCAATTATAGAAACTGTTAATAGCACAAGTACTCCAGGTACATATGCCAGTGATGCAACTAGCTCATTTATTAATCAAGCACAAGATATTAAAGTGTCAGGCTTTACACTAGTACAACAAACTGTTAATACAGGACTAGCATTGACTAGTTGTAGAAACAGTACGTTTGAAGATATTACTATTAAAGGCACTTGGTCAACAGGTACAGTAGTAACAGCAACACAAGTTGGTGTACTATTAAACAGTTTATCAACAGCAGTAAGTTCAAACAATAATACGTTTACTAACTGTACTATCGAAGGACACTCATATGGTGTGTTTAGTGATTTTGATATTAAAGAAAATACGTTTAGTAATACAACATTTAAAACTTTAGACAGAGGTGTTGTATTTGGACAAGGAACTACTATTGGTGCTCAAGGACAATTAACAGGTCCACAGAAAAATACAATTACTAGTAGTACATTTACAGACATTGACGAATACGGTATATTTGTTAACAAGGGTAACTATAATAGAAGCACACATAACACATTTACTAGTGTTGGTAACAATGGTGGAGCAAACTCAAATGCTTCATTTGCTATTATTAAGTTTACAGACGGTACTGCATTAACTAATAGCAGTGACGGTGACTTCTTTGACAGAACAGCAGATTTGTCATATAACCAAACATTGATTTCAGGCTACAAATATGTACCAGAAGTTGAAGGGCCAGGATTATTTAAAAATGAGTTTTCATATAGAATTCCTGTAGCACAACAGAATACATTTGTAAGAGTATTAAAGTGTAGTGGCGAAGTTAGTAAAAACGTACAAATTGCGTATGTATACAAATCAACAGCCGTTAACGCAATTAGAGAAGGTGTACTAAACATCTTTGTTAACCTTGCAGACGGAACTACGCAAACAACAGACGAGTTTACATTTTTAGGAACTGACGCATACAGACCTAATTTAGAATTTCAAACAGCATTAGCTGATGAGGATGGAGATGCAACTAACGAAACAATAGTTGTGCAGATGAAGAATACAACAACTAGTGATACAGGGTCAATATCCTTTAACGTTACATATAAGACTTAATGCAAGAATTAAATTTTGAGAGCAGGCTCTTTGACTGGTCTAGATTTAGAAAGAAACTAGAAACAAGTAATAAGCCCTTCCAGGACGCAATCTCCTACTATGATAGACACGAACGCTGTAAATTAAGCATTGATCCTTGGGATCGTGCAACATGGCCTAGTCCGTGGGAGATATTACTCCAAAATAAAATTTGTGACTTGACACATAGCCTAGCTGTGTGTTATACTTTACAATTAACTGATAGGTTTTCCCAAAGTGATTTTGAGATACATATCAGTACAGATAAGACAAGTGAGGTATTTTTTTATCCTGTATTCGTAGATAACCATGTATTGTGTTATGAATTTGACGAGGTTTGCCAAAGAGCAGATTTACCAACAGAATTTATATCACAACGCATATATCGAATGCCCCGGCTTCAATAAATACACTTACATTAATATTAAAGATTAAGATTAAAGATTAGGAGATAGAGAATGACAAACGGCTTGGGAATCCAAATCCAAAAAAGAGATGGGTCAAGTGTACCACTAGACATCAATAAAATTCACTTTGTTGTAGAAGAAGCGTGTGAAGGACTAGCAGGAGTTAGTAGTAGTCAAATTGAAATGAATGCAAACATTCAATTCTATGACGACATGAGTACAGCAGAGATTCAAGAAATCCTAGTTAAAAGTGCAAACGATTTAATTACATTAGAAAATCCTAACTATCAGTTTGTTGCGGCACGTTTATTATTATACCCTATCTACAAAGAGTCATTTGGCCAATACAATCCTATTCCTTTAATTGATGTAATCAAACGTAACATTGACCGTGGTGTATACGATCCAGCTATCTTAGAAAAGTATACCGAAGACGAACTTTCAACATTAAACAAATACATTAAGCATAAACGTGATGAGAACTTTACGTATGCAGGACTTCGTCAAGTAGTTGACAAGTACCTTGTACAAGATAGAAGCAGTGGTGACATTTATGAATCTCCACAAATGATGTACATGATGATCGCGGCAACATTGTTCGCAGAATATCCAGCACAATCACGTATGCAATATGTAAGGAGATACTACGATGCGACCTCCCTTTTTAAAATCAATATCCCGACGCCCGTTATGGCCGGCGTCCGCACACCTCTTAGACAATTTGCTTCTTGCGTACTTGTTGATAGCGATGATACCCTTAATTCCATTTTTAGTTCTGATATGGCTATTGGGCGTTATACCGCACAAAGAGCAGGAATAGGAATTAACGCAGGACGTATTAGAGCAGTAAACAGTAAAATTAGAGGTGGTGAAGTAGCACACACAGGTGTTGTCCCATTCCTAAAGAAGTTTGAAGCAACAGTACGTTGTTGTACACAAAATGGTGTACGTGGTGGTAGTGCAACTACACACTTCCCAATATGGCATTACGAAATTGAAGACATCCTTGTGCTAAAGAATAACAAAGGTACAGAGGATAACAGAGTACGTAAGTTAGATTATTCAATTCAGCTTAATAAAACTATGTATGAAAGATTATTATCCGGCGGCGATATAACTTTGTTCTCGCCACATGAAGTGCCAGACTTATACGAAGCATTTTATTCAGACCAAGATAAGTTTGCAGAGTTGTATGCAAAATATGAACGTAGCAAAACATTACGTACAAAAACTATTTCAGCAATGGACTTGTTTAGTGCATTAATTAAAGAACGTGCAGAAACAGGACGTATCTATATTATGAATGTTGATCATGCTAATACACACAGTTCATTTAAGGACACAGTTTACATGAGTAACTTGTGTCAAGAGATTACATTACCAACTAAGCCACTACAACACATTGACGATCCAGAAGGTGAAATTGCATTGTGTATTCTTAGTGCTATTAACGTAGGTAAAATTAACAATCTAGATGAACTAGAAGACTTGTGTGATATGGCAGTAAGAGCATTAGATGAAATTATTGACTATCAGAAGTATCCAATTTTAGCCGCAGAGAAAAGTACTAAAGCAAGACGTAGCTTAGGTGTAGGTTACATTGGACTAGCACATTACCTAGCTAAGAATCAAGTTAAGTATAGCGACAAAAAAGCATTAACAAAAGTACACGAGCTAACAGAAGCATTTCAATATTATCTGTTACAAGCGTCAAACAATCTAGCTAAAGAAAAAGGCAAGTGTGAATATTTTGACCGTACTAAATATAGCGATGGAGTACTACCCATTGACACATATAAAAAGGACTTGGATGACGTATGCAAGATTACACTAAAATATGATTGGGAGACTCTTAGATCTTCAATTGTTAAGGACGGACTTAGGCACTCAACGTTGTCCGCACAGATGCCATCGGAAAGCAGTTCCATTGTGTCGAATGCCACAAACGGTATTGAGCCACCTAGAGGATTCTTGTCCATTAAGAAAAGCAAAAAAGGGCCTCTTAAGCAGATTGTTCCACAGTATCAGTCATTAAAGAACTATTACACATTGCTATGGGATATGCCTAGCAACGAAGGCTATATTAACATAGTAGCAGTAATGCAAAAGTTCTTTGATCAAGCAATTTCAGGTAACTGGAGTTACAACCCAACACACTTTGAAAACAATGAAGTTCCAATGAGTGTAATGCTACAAGATATGTTAACTACATATAAGCTAGGTTGGAAAACTTCATACTACCAAAACACCTATGACTTCAAGTCTGATCCTAACGATTTAGAAGATGAACAAGAAGAAGTTAAGTTAGAAAGCCCTATTAACGGCTTTGAACCACAGATTGGACGTGCGGAGTTTAACGGCACAGACGATGAGTACGAAGAATATTGCGACAGTTGTGCAATTTAGTACTTGACAAATACATAAGACTAGTGTATATTAATAAATACGCTATTAGAGAAAAAAGAGAGAGACATGGCAAAGACAGTATTTAATCGTGAAGCTGTAGACTTCACAAAGCAACATATGTTCTTCGGAGCAGATCAAAACACACAGAGATACGATACATTTCGTTTCCCTGTATTTGACAAACTTAACCAAACAATGCTTGGTTACTTTTGGCGTCCTGAGGAAGTATCGTTACAAAAAGATAGAGCTGACTTCCAAAACTTTCGTCCAGAAGAAAAACACATTTTTACAAGTAACCTAAAGTATCAAACACTACTAGATAGTGTACAAGGAAGAGGACCATGTCTTGCTTTCTTGCCTCATGTATCTTTACCAGAACTAGAAGGTTGTATTGTTACTTGGGACTTCTTTGAAACTATTCACTCACGTAGTTATACACACATTATGAAGAATGTATATCCTAATCCAAGTGAAGTATTAGATCATATTTTAAATGACGATGAAATTATTAAACGTGCAGTTAGTGTAACTAAAAACTATGATGCATTTACAGGTGCGGCAGACGCATTCATTCATCGTAAAGAAGGAACCATGCGTGACGTTAAGAAAAAAATGTTCCTTGCTATGATGAACGTAAACATCTTAGAAGGATTACGTTTTTATGTTTCGTTTGCATGTACATTTGCATTTGGTGAGCTAAAGAAAATGGAAGGCTCAGCAAAGATTATTAGTCTTATTGCTCGTGATGAAAGTCAACACCTTGCATTAAGTTCACACGTTCTTAAGAATTGGATGCGTGGCGATGACGATCCAGAGATGGCTAAGATTGCAAAAGAATGTGAAGCAGAAGTTTATGAAATGTGGAAGGCATGTGTTAACGAAGAAAAAGCATGGGCTAAACATTTAATGAAAGACGGATCAATTATTGGTCTGAACGAAAGACTGTTAGGCGATTACGTAGAGTACATTGCCAACCGTAGGCTTAAAGCATTAGGATACTCAACTATCTTTGATGCATCATCAACCCAAAACCCGCTACCGTGGACACAACATTGGCTATCTAGCTCAGGCTTGCAAGTTGCACCTCAAGAGACAGAAGTTGAAAGTTATATCATCGGTGGGATTAAACAAGACGTGTCAACAGACAGTCTAAAAGGATTTAAACTATAATGCAAAAGGCAGACAACAACACCACAGTAGTATATTCAAAACCAAATTGTAGCTATTGTGTAAAAGCAAAACATCTATTAAAAAGTAAAGGCGTAGACTTTATCGAAATGATTATTGGTAAAGACATTCCAGTTGAACAGTTGATGGAAGAATTCAAAGTTAATAATCTTCCAATGCCACGAACTGCTCCGCAAATTATTTTCAAGGGTAAGTATATGGGTGGTTATCACGAATTAGAAAAACACTTAGAAACTGGAGAATAATATATGTTAATTGAAGCACCTTACAAAAAAGGCGATATTGTTACTATTAAACTTATGTCAGGCGAAGAGCTTGTAGGTAGGTTTGAAAAAGAAGATGATAAACAAATCCAACTTCATTATCCACTAACACTAGTTGCTAGTGAAAAAGGTATTGGCTTACAACAGTTCTTGTTTACAGCAGAAGTAAACAGAAGCTATACTGTTAAGCATACTGCTATTTCTTTATGTGTACCTACTGCAAAACAGTTTGCTGAAGCATACGAAAAACAAACATCACCAATCATCAAAGCACCTGCAGGATTAGCTGACATCATTAAATAGCAGATAAATACTTTGTAAGAGGAGTATTAATATGCCAGAAATGATTTATAGACGTATTCAAGACAATGGTAGTATTGTTAACTTTAATGTTGAAAAAGAAGGTACACCATTTATTATTGTTACATATTTAGGAAAAGAAACAAGGGTACATGGCCCACAAGCCGCTCTTGATAAAAAGTTTGCAGGTGGAACACCTAAGTATGTTGATGATACTGTAGATGCTAAAGCAGTTAAACTTGAAACTGCCTGTGATGCTACAATGGCAACTGCAACAGATGCCTGTGCAGTTATGGGTAGTATTGGTTCATTAGCACCTGATGTTGAAACAGCTATATCAGCCTCCGAAACAGAAGAAAAAATTAACGAGTTACTAACAGAGTCTATGGACGTGGCAGGTGAGGCAACTGAAAAGATTTCTGAAATCAATACTAACATTACAGATGCAACAGCTAAGACAGAAGAAGTTAATGCTCTTATCGAACGTTTAGAAGCAATAGAACTTGACGATGATACTCCGGATCCGCAACTGTACACAGTAGCAAGAGAAGAATTAGAAACTGCCTTAGACAATTATATTAATGGTGTGTCTGAGACAATGAACGACTTAAATGAAGTACTAGGTGATGAAGCACCAGACGTTGGACAAGAGATTAACGATGCGTGTGCAGTAGTGTCAGAAAACATTGGTGCATGTCAAGGTGAACTAAGTGCAATGGTTGCCGCAGTTAAAACAGGTAACTGTAAAGGAATAACAACTGCACTACAAAATACAAAGTTTACACCTAGTGGACAAGCAGGTGAGATTAAAGAGAAAATGAAAAGCGATGTTCCGGCACAAACAAGAACTATACAATCAAATGGTAGTATTGTTAACTGGAATATTGACAAGAAGAAACCTTTCAGAGATGTTATGCACCAAGGTAAGCTAACAAGAGTATATGCTACAACAGAACAACTAGACAAAGCATTTCCTGAATCAATATTGGTAGCAGTATAATGAGTGCTATACCTAAAGTTCAATTAAAAGCTAACAGTCAACTTGTTAACTTTAATGTTAATACTAAGTTGAATAGTGAAATCAAAGTTATAAATGGTGTAGAAACAGAAGTGTTTGGTGATCCTTCAATGATTGCTGAACGATTTCCTGACCTACCAGAAGCATCGTTACCCGACTTTGGCATTCCTGATCCTGCGGCAGACTTACCTGTAATACCATCTGATCTAGGTGGACTTATACCAGATTCAATTAAAAATGCTACAGCTAACAAATTAGAACTAGCTAAACAATCAACAGCAAGTGCAAGTTCTAAGATAGGTAATTTGTTTACTAGCTTTGCTGGTTTAGATACAAGAAAGATATCTGAACTTGCATCATTAGGAGAACTAGAAGCAAAGATTCATAACGCTAAAGTATTACTTGGTGATGTTCCTGCATCAGCAGAACCTAAGTCAGCTGAACCAAGTAACAAGCCTGCGAAGTCATTACAGATACAAAGCGGTGGTGGCATTGTTAACTTTAATGTTAATAAGAAACTTCCGTACAAAGATGTTATGTATGATTACATGAGCGAAGGTTTAAAACTGTACAGAATATACGGTACACAAGCACAACTAGATTCACAATTTCCAACAGGGTCAGCATAGATGGGACAACCAATAGCAAGAATTGGCGACAGGACACAAGGTACTTGTTATCATCCTAGTCATCCACCTTTAGACATTGGTGGTACTATTATAACAGGTAGTCCGAACGTGTTTACTAACAACATTCCTACAGCAAGACTAGGAGACCTAGTTGAAACTGACTGTGGGCATATAGGTAAAATTATAACAGGATCAACAATAGACATTACTAATGAGTTACTTACAGCAAGGATTGGTGATGTAATTGATACAGACGCTCCTTACAAGGCAGTTATTGTTACAGGTAGTACAGACGTAGCAGGTGATCCACAAGCAACAGCAGAAGAACAAGCGAACGCAATAGGTAACGTAGTTGCACAAGCAATGGGCTTTGAAAAGGTTACACTTGATCCAGTAGAAGCCGCAGACATTATTATTGGTCGTAAGATTGAAAGAGATAACGGAGTTGATCCAGATACAACAGAAGCAGTAGAATATGGCGATGGTGGTATTCCAACTGCTAGACGTGGTAATGAAAGTCCTGTACTTACAGGTGGAGAATCCGGAGTAACAAATACAGCAGGACCACAACCGGCTCCAGCAAGTTCATCGTCAGATGGAGAGTTAGTTGAAGAAGTTCCAAGTAAACAACCATCAAATGCAGATGGACAATTTATTAAATGGTTACCACACGTTGACAGTAGAGTGAAACCACAAGTTGTAACAGGCTTAGAAAGAATATCTAGAGAGATGGGTTTCCAATTAGTTTGTACTAGTGGATATAGAAGTCCAGAATACAATTCAAGAGTTGGTGGATCTAAGAAAAGTCAACACATGTTAGGAAATGCTGTCGACATTGTTCAGACAGGACTAACAACAGCACAACGTCAAAAGTTCATTCAAGCGGCTATTGACGCAGGGTTTACTGCAATTGGCATATACAATACATTTACGCACATTGATATTAGAGGTGCAAAAGTGGCTTGGGGTTCCAATGGAAGTAGAACTGGCCTACCAAAATATCCATGGGCACAACAGACCTTAAAAGCTAATGGATATGCTACTAGTTAAACCACTTTAAAGATAAATGCACTCAAAGATAGCATAAATAAGCTCGAAGACTCTCCCGGAGTCTTTTTATGTTATAATATAGATAAGGATATAATAAAATAAAATGAAAAAAGTAACGATGGTGTTAGCCGTCTTGTTCGCAACTCTTGCGACAGGAACCTTGGCTGACGATGCAGGTCTCGAAAGTAGAGTACAGGCCCTTGAAAGTAGTATGCCAAATTTACCAGCTGGACTTTATGTCAATGGTGAAATTGAGGGTATATATGACGATAAAACTTATGACTCTGGTTGGGACTCACGTGCTGAATTGCAAGTTGGTATTAGCCAAGACTTAGATATTGACAAGAACATGCTTAACCTTAACTGGGTTGGTGCAACTATGACGTATGATAGTGATTATGCATTAGATAGTACTCTTGACAATACTATTGTTGAAAAGCAATTAGGTTTTGGTAATGACTTCGCAACAATCTATGTTGGTGAAACTGATGCACAACGCATTGGCTTTGCAAAAACATCAAAGATTGGAGCACCAATTATCATTACTGAATCAAGTAGTAGGTTGGATCACAATGAAAAGACTGTTTTAGTATTAGGCGGATTTGAAAAAGAAACTGAATTCGAATTTGATGCGTACAGACTTAAAAGAGAAAAGCCATGGGGTGTAGTTGTTGGTTACGATAACAACGAAGACTCATTGTATGCAAGTGCAACAGTTAGCTTATTAGGTTTAGCTGATGTATCATACATGATCATTGACACAACTGCGGCAGGTTCAGCAAGTTACACAACAGACACTCGTCAAGAAGGATACGCTATTGGCGGAACACTTCGTAGATGGGATATCCCAATGCAATGGGGTGTTGAGTTGTGGGACGACAAAGACACAGGTCTTGCAAGTGATGACAGAATTGATATGGGTGTAATGTATAATGTTACTCCAGCAACTTATGTTACTGCTCATAGAACTATGAATGATGACTTAGGTTACGATGGTAACTATTACGGTGTTGTTCATAACGTGTATGCTAACTATGACGCTGGCAAACGTGCTGATAAGCAAGATGGATTAGAGATTGGTTTATATCTACACGATAAGAGTGGAACATCAACTATCACTGGTGCAGATTATGCTGATACAACATCAATCCTGGGATCTGTGAAATATAAATTCTAAACCACATTTAACACGCCTTAAATGCTATGATAGTAAATAAAAGCGTGTTAAACACAATAGGAGATAATTATGTCACAACATCACGAAGCGATTAAAGCGGCAATGGAATCATACTTAGCTGAAAGCGAGTCTTTCGAAACTAAGGGTGTTAAAGCGGCCGCGGCAAGAGCAAGAAAAGCACTAGGTGAACTTGGTAAACTTACTAAGGCAAGACGTGCTGAAATTCAGGAAAAAAAGAACTCAATGTAGTTTATAATATAGCACGGCCCCTCAAAAGGCCGTGCTATTTTTTTGGCTTAATTTTGACATAAAGCTATAAATACACTATACAACAGTAGCAATAATTAACATTGTTATATTAAGGAAATAATAAACTTATGAGCGATAGAATACATGGCATTCTAAAGTGGTTTGATGCGAAAAAAGGTTACGGATTTATTACTCCGTCATCCGGTGGACAAGATGTGTTTGTACATGTCAGTGCTTTTAACGCCGCACAGATTACAAATATCCAAAACAAGATGCAACTTGAATTTGAAATGGTTGATAACCGTGGACGAATGATAGCTGGTAACTTGGCAATACCCGACAGTTTTAATAGGTAACAATTAACGTAAGGCTTGTTTAGCCTTTAATGCCGCTCTCTTCTTCTCAGCTTCAATTGATTGTCTTACTTTTCTACCCCAAGGTAATTTAATTGTTTCTGCAATTTCTTTACCTTTCTTACTGATATACTCAACACCAATAAACATATCTTTGAAGTCACTTTGCACAGCCTTAACTGCTCTTGTTAAACTTAATTGCTCTGTATCTTTTTCATCACCTGCTTCATTCCAAAAATGGAACTTTCTCATTTTAGCCATAACGACCTTTCTTTTAGTTTCTACTTATTAAATATAGACATGAAGTGTACTAAAGGCGACTTAGCCCAAATCATATATTCAGTACGTCCTGAGAATATTGGACGAATTGTCAAATGCGTAGATTATATTGGTAAATTCAAACAAGGAGAACAGTTTGAGTTTAGAGGTATGCCCTGCCAATGCCCTGTTACAGATCACTATTGGTGGATTGAAGCAGAAGACTTATCAAGCCTGTTTGGACCTAGCCCAAGAGCATACATTGCCGACAGTTGGTTAGAGCCTTTAAAGAATCCAAATTCCAAAACAAAAGAAAAAGTAGAAAAAGAACTTGACATAGCCGCATAATGAGTGTATAAATATACTCATAACGTTGAAGCAATTCAAACGCTATACAGGACTCGGGGGCAGTACCCGACGCCTCCACCATAAACACATTAAGCACAGGAGTGTGCTTATGATGGGGGCGAACTAGGATCGACTGGTAGTTAATAGAGTTAGTGGAGTTATCCGGATCTAAGCACGGTTATCGCGAAGAAAACTACAGACGCAAACGAAAACTTTGCTCTTGCGGCCTAGTAATTAACTAGGTTACGGGGTTGGCAACTTACCTGGCAACAGAAAAGTTGCGTTTTTACTATTGGGGGCAATGTGAAAGAACCTGGGCAAACAACACAAGATGCTATTAAAGATCTAAAGATGGTTATAATGTCTTTAGGAATAACATTTTCAGTACTAATGTTCTTTGAGCCAGAAGACCCAGAGACAGTAGGTTTCTTAGTTGGCCTTCCTAGCTACATAATACTTCGTTGGTTACAGTTAGAAAATATTGGCTTATAGACACAGCCTATTAGACTTAGGCATTTTTCTGTGTTATAATAATTTAAATATAGCATAAGGAGAAAACATGCCACCACGTAATCATAAGAGTTGGTTAGCACAACCAAACGTAGAATCAATCAGCAGTTCAGCATATAACGATCCAGAAATATTTGCACAAGAGCAAGAACGTATCTTTAGTAAAGTATGGGTACCTATGTGCCACATCTCTGAGATGTATAACAAACTAGACTACCGAACAACACAGATAGCAGGTGTTAATGTTATTGCATACAACACAGGCGATGGTGTTCGAGCATATCGTAACTATGGCAGTTGGGCACCTAGTGGTACTCTTGGAGCACCTATTGTAACTGTTGAACCACAGTTGCATTGTGAAGTAAAGCACGGAGGCATGGTATGGGTAACACTTGATCCTAATCCAACGCAGAGTGTTGAGGAATGGACAGCAGGTGCATTTGATTGTATTGCTGATGCTATTGACACAGAAGAAATGGAAGTGTTTCATTATCACAAAGCAATTATAAATACCAATTATAAGTTATGGCATGATACCAATAGTGAATTCTATCACGACTTCATGCACTACTTCAATAGAGTAAGTGGGTTCAATGATGAGTACTTCGCACGTAAGAATATACCTTTTGATAATGGGCATGTTAATGTGTCTAGTTTTACTGTCAACTATGAGGAGTACGAAGGCTTTGAAGATAGAGGAGAATTATCATTCCCAAACTTGCCACCCAATCAATGGTACATGGTCGATCTGTTCCCTGGATTCAACTTCAACCTTCGAGGCTCCGCCTACCGTAGTGATTCAGTTACTCCCCTAAGTTGTAACAAAGTTCTTATTGAGTTTAGAGGTTATGGACTGCGTAAGGATACACCTGAAGAAAGACTAACACGTATCAAACATCACAACAGCATATGGGGACCGTTCGGACGTAACCTACATGAAGACCTAATTGGTGTAGCAGGACAAGGTACTACAATGCGTGAAGGTACAGAAGCACGTAACATATTACATGGTAGACATGAAAATGGAACTATACATGATGAAGTAGGTATGCGTCATTACTATTCAGAATGGGGCAAGTATTTGGATGTTGACCCGTATCAGTAAATTGGTAAACTAACTCTTGACATAATGTTAACTCTGCGTTACAATAATAGTATTAAAGTAAAGTAGAGGTAACATTATTATGACTATGAGTTTGGTACGTGGAATGACTTCCCTTAATACTAAGAAACGTAAAGCTACCAAGATGACTAAAGGCAGACTCGAACGTCTTGTCAAAGAGCATCGTGAACATAATAAGTCTATGAAACGTATTCATGCACACAGTAATATAATGACATTTGATGAATATGTTGAATACGTAAGTGGTAACTTTAAACCCAAAACAAAAACATCTACTAAGGCATGGACTTGGGAAGGTCCAAAAGTACGTGAAACAGAATACATTCCTAGTCGTGTTACTAAGGATAGTTTTGCTCCAGCAACCAAAAAAGAATCTATGCAATACACAGGTGAACGTAAACTTGTAGGTATTGCTATGATGCATAAAAGTAACTTGGTTCCTGTGTTTGCAGACGACGATGACAAAACAGGATCAAAACAAGCAACTGAAATCGCACAGATGAGGAGAAATTAAAATGGTTGAATTTATTGGTTTTGCACTTGTAGTTCGATTATTGAACGCACAAGATTTACTAATGATTTGTGTGGCAAATTGTGGTTAAACATTTTGGTAAACAAAAGGTTGACCATTTGAATTAATGGTGCTATAGTATATACATAATTAACAAATAGGCAAAAATAGGAGGCTTATAATGAAGGCAATAATGAAACTAGCAATGGCAGGTACCCTAGTATCTATGTTGGGTGCTTGTTCAAGTATGACTACCATTGCTGAAAGAGACACGTATGCACAACCTAAGTGGTATGCATCATGTGCCCAAGCAGGAACCGAAGGTTGGTTCTGGTGGAAAGAAGAGTATGCATATGCATGTGGGGCAGGAGAAAGTATTTTCCAACAAGCCGCAGAAGAGCAAATGTATGCTATTGCAATGAATAACTTTGCAAAACGTATTAATGGTAGAGTGAATAGTGAAACAACTATGAATTTTACAAATGATACTAAAGATACAAACACGTTTATTTCGTACAAGGTAAATGATACGGCAATTACACAACACCTTGAAGAAGAACGTTCAACGTTTGTATATGCAGGTAAACAGTATACCTTTGTCAAACTAAGAATGCCAAAGGCAGTATTCGATTCACTCGTAGCACAATCAAAGAGTCAGTAACATGAGGATACTCCTGTTACTTGGACTAATCCTCGGAGTGTCGGCTTGTAGCACGACACCTCCTTTGGGTAAAACTCAGATGCAGTATTGTGAAACAGATCAAATCATTAAAAAATCTAATGATAAAACTGTTAGCAGTGAAACGACACTTACCTGTTCAGACAGCCCAGTAAAGAAGTTGATTCCTCCTAAAATGGGATTAGGATCTAACTGTAGAGAACACTGGTATTCCGTTAATATTAATGGCAAGATGGTTGAAAGAAAAGGCTATGCTTGTTTATTCAAAGGAAAAGATTATGAGAGCTCTCGTTGGTATATTGTTGATAGCCCTTACTAGTGCATGTAGCACAACTGGGTCTGACGTAACAACTTCTCAAACTACTAATGCAAGTGTACAGTCAACATATCAGCCTAATAATGGATATGTTAATATATTAGTAAACGTTACTAAATGGCATTGGTATAGACTTCCAACTGAAGACCGTATGAAACAAGAACGAGCATTGTTCTTTGCACTAGATAACTCTGAAAACGGACAAACAACTAGTTGGTATAATAATACTACAGGAACAAATGGTGTAGTACAAATATTATCTACATTCCCACAAGGGTCAGGTTATTGTAGAACTGTAGTGACACGTTTACACTACAAAAGTAAAGAACGAATCTTCAAAGAAATTGCTTGTAAAGAATCAGGACACCCAGGTTGGCGGTTTCAAACTTAAATAGTAACTTAATTAACAATAAAAAGGCAGGTAAATAGTGTATACAAAAGGAAACCATATGTTAATAGGAATACTAACTTTTTTATCTGCTATATCTATATCAGCAGTAGCAATATATTACTCCATAGCAGGACTAGTGGCTATCTTTGCCGCGGCGGCTATACCTATTATGATTATGGGTGGTGTACTTGAAGTTGGTAAACTTGTTACCGCAGTATGGCTACACAGGTATTGGGGTCAAGCAACATGGTGGCTTAAAACTTATTTAAGTATAGCTGTCGTAGTACTCATGTTTATTACAAGTATGGGTATTTTTGGTTTCTTAAGTAAAGCTCACATCGAACAAACAAGTGCAGGCGAAGAAAGCATTGCAAAAGTAGAACAAATTGAAAATGAGATTGTAAGACTTAATGCAGTTATTGATAGAGCTGATGATAAAATTGAAGCATTAGAAACTAGTGGTTCAGGTAGTGACGCTAACATACAATCTCAGATTGATAAAGAACAAGATCGTATTGACAAAGCATTTGAACGTATCAAACCTGCTATTGAACAACAGAACAAAATTATTGAAGACGCTAGAGAAACTGACTCAGCACGTACTAAACCTTATGAAGAACAACTTGCAACTATTAGTGCAGAAGTCCTTCGTTTAGAAGCTAGTGCAAGAGAGTACGAAGATAAGATTGCATCACTAGAACAAGATACAAGTGCAGTACAACCATTATTAGATAGTATTGATACTATTGAAGCAGAGATTATTCGTGTTACTAATCAACTACAATCAACAGAACAAAGCGAAGTAAGAGCAGGCCAGGCTATCATTGGTGTAAGTAGTGATGGACTATTTGGTGGCAACACTCGTTCAGCTCTTGCTAAATGGGTCAAAGCTCAACGTGATAGAATTACACAAATACAAAATGATGTATCTCAACTACGTACTGATGCTAAGAAAACTGTTGACATGGAACGTTTCCGTTTAGGCAACGTAATTAAAGATATTAGAGAAAAACAAATACCTGCACTCAAAGAACGTGAACTTGTAATGCTAGGTAAGATTGACGAAGTACGTCAAACAGAATCTCCTGTTATACAGACAGCAAGAGATGAAATTAATAGACTACGTCAAAGTGCTGAAGATTCAGTTAAGAACAGTCAAGAACTAATTGAAAGACTACGTTCTCAATTAGCTGACACAAGTAATGCAGATGATATTGATGCACAAGTTGAAGAACAACTAGCTAAGATTAAAAATGCTGAAACAGAACTAGATACTATTATTGAAGAAAAATATAAACTACAAGGTGAGTATCGTCAGTTAGAAGCAGAAGTAGGACCTATCAAATACATTGCTGAATTTGTTTATGGCGAAACAGCCGATAACAATATGCTTGAAGAAGCAGTACGTTGGGTTATTATAATTATTATATTTGTATTTGATCCATTAGCAGTATTAATGCTTATTGCTTCACAGTATACATTCCATTGGGTAAACAGTGGTAGTACAGGTGGAGGCGGCCGCCCAAAGTCAGACGAGGACGATCCACAAGACGATCCTGAGTTTGAAGATGTTAGCCCAGAAGAACTAGCAGAAGAAGAACGTAGGGAATACGAACAAGCAAGAGCCCAAGCTATTGCTGACAATGTTCCACCAGACTTTGAAAAAGAAGAAGAACCAACTAAGAGTGAACATAGTGATCAATTATTATTGTTCCCAGACATTGACCCAGAACCTGTAGTACCTACAAAAATTGAAACTCCTGAAGTAGTTGCTGACCCAAATCAATTAGAGCTTGACTTTAATAAAAAACCTAGTCAAGAAGAACTTAATAACGAGATGATTGAAACGGACGATCTAGATAAATGGAATGACTGGGTAGAGGCCGCTAACAAAGAAGCTGAATTAGAAGTTACCCAACTAGGTGAAGGCGAACAAGGTACTAGACAAAAGCTACCTCAAAAAAAAACTTCGTACATAACCAAAGTAGAGAACAAACAAGTCAGACTCAAGACTCAAGAATAAGACCTGACTTTACTGAAGTAATAGAACCAAACTATAAACAAAATTCAGAACAGAGCCAGAATAGTGTTTGGCAAACAATCCACAAGAATAAGTAATATTACTATGTCTAAGCCAACAGTAAATCTAATTACCTCACCTGACAAGTTATTAAACGATAACCTTAGTTTCTTATTGCTTAATCCGTCTGTTACAGTTAAAGAACAATTTAACGATATGTTAAAAGAACTTTCAGACGCACCTATCAATTTGTATCTTTCGGAAGACGAGAATGACATTGCTTGGGTACTAGACGTTGCTCAAAGTGTTAACTATATTATTATTGATATTGATAACACTAAAGAGTCGCAATGGATAATTGGTCATTTGTTAAGTTTTGATAAAACATATTACTTGACAAACCAGGCAGAGATGCAGTATAATATACTTAATATCAATAGAGTTTATGATATTAGACAGATAGCAGAAGGAGAAAACTATTTTGTCAAAGTACAGCAACGACAGGCCAAAGACGGGTCTAAAAGTAGAAGTGCGTAATGGTGACTTTGCAGGGGCTTTAAGAAAGTTCAAAAAGAAAGTTGCATTAGAAGGTGTGTTGATCGAATACAAAGAAAAACAACACTATGAGAAGCCAAGTTTAAAGCGAAAGAAAGCCAAGGCGGCTGGACGAGCTAGACACTTGAAAGCGATGAGAGAACGTAATAAAGAACTAGGATTTTAATATGAGTTTAAAAGCTGACCTTTGGTTTCCATCGATTGTATTTGCAGGTTATGTAGAATCAATTGATAGAGATTCATTAAAACAAATTGCTCTTGCATGGCAGGCAAAAGAACCTAACCTTGGTGGCAACAGTAATATGAATGGTTGGCATAGTCGCAGTATTGAGAACATTAATTTAGTTGATCCTAACTATGTGTTTGCTCTTAATACGTTTGTAAAAGAACTAGATGCACAAGTAGACTACTGTCGCAAAACTATGGGACTACCTGAATTAGAATTCCAAAACTTCTGGATTAACATTAATGGTCCGGGAGCATATCATACATTACACAACCACCAAGATGCTATGTTGAGTGGTGTATTTTATATAGACGTTCCTGCAGAGAATATGGGTGACTTACAATTTTTTAGAGGCGATGATGCACAGTATTATATTCCAGATAACTTTGATTCATATAATACAATAACAAGTACAATGGCAACGTATCCTCCAAAAGACGGAATGATAGTAATCTTTCCTAGCTGGGTCAAACATCAAGTTAAATCAAACCAAAGTGATTTGCAACGGATTGCAGTCTCTTTTAATTACGGAGTTAAAAAGTGAGAATTGAACAAGACATTAAGTTAGACTATAAAGACGTACTGTTTAAACCTAAGAGATCAAAATTAGAAAGCAGACGTGATGTGGATCTAACTCGTACATTTAGATTTCATCACGGTAATGAATGGACTGGTGTACCTATCATGTCAAGTAACATGGACGGTGTTGGTACATTTGAAATGGCCAAAGTATTACAAGAACACAAAATGCTTACTATTATGAGAAAGCATTACTCCGTTGATGACTGGAAAGAACAGAGTCAAGGTGTTAAGATGAAGTACCTAAGTGTTTGCACAGGTACAGGAGTTATTTGGGATAAAGATGCAAAAGACTATGCTACTATGAAAGCAGTCTTAGAAATGTATCCAGACATTAAATTTATTACAGTTGATGTTGCAAATGCTTATCATGAAAACTATGCAGACTTTATTGCACGTTTACGTGATGCATATCCAGACAAAACTATTATTGCTGGTAATGTTATTTCAGCAGAGATGACAGAAGAACTTATTATTAAAGGTGCTGACATTGTTAAGTGTGGTATTGGTCCAGGATCAGTATGTACTACACGACTAATGACAGGTGTTGGTGTGCCACAACTATCAGGCATTATTGAATGTGCTGATGCGGCCAACGGTATTGGTGGACACATTATTGCTGATGGCGGTTGTGTGTATCCAGGAGATGTAAGTAAAGCCTTTGGAGCAGGTGCTCACTTTGTTATGCTTGGCGGTATGTTAGCAGGACACAAAGAAGGTGGCGGTAACATTATTACAAAACATACTGCAACAGGTGGTGCTCACAAGTTAGACAACGGAACTTATGTTCCACGTTTTGAAGAACAAAACTTTGTTGAGTTCTACGGTATGAGTTCAGATGCGGCAATGGCAACACATGGTACACGTAAAGATGGATACAGAGGTGCTGAAGGCAAACTTGTTTCTATTCCTTACAAAGGAGAAGTAGAAGGTACACTAACAGAGATACTTGGTGGACTAAGATCTACTTGTACTTACATTGGTGCTAAACGTATTAAGGACATGCCAAAGTGTACTACATTCGTAAGATGTACACAACAGGTAAATCAAGTGTTCAATCAGTTTAATGCAAGTTAAACATTTCAAAGAACCCTTTTATCATACGATTATATACGATTACTTTTCACCAAGTGAACTATCAGAAGTATGGCAAGAAATAGATGAGTTGCAACAGTATTGCAAGGACACTAGAGATGAAGGTGATCCTAGAGCAATGAATATGACTAGTGTGCATGTGGATAGACACTTTGCTGATAATCGTGGCAAAAGTAAAATCCTTAAACACAATAGAAAAATATTCAATTTAGAAGAAGAATTAAAAGAAAACATATTTTCACAGTTTATTTGGCAAAGTAATTTTGATGTTACTCAGCTGAATATGTACGAAAATGGACTATACCATGGGCATAGAGATAGTGCAGTTATGTCAGCAGTTAGCTTGTTTTATAGGGAACCAAAGCCCTATAAAGGCGGAGAACTAGTGTTTACGGAGCATCGTTACACACCTGATATAGTAAACAATAGCATTATGATATTCCCTAGTTTTGAGCTACATGCTGTCAATCCTGTACAAGGACCAGGCAGATTTAGCCTAAATCAGTTCTTTTTTGTCAATATCTCGTAAATCCGAGATAAATAAATGTGTACAAAGAGAAGAGCTCAATGTACATGATGTGTCCAAAAGGAACATCGTAATATAAATCTTGCTTATTATAAGGAGAAACAAAATGACAAGACAAAGACTAACAACTCTAGACCTACCACACTTCCACAGAGCAACAATTGGCTTCGACCAAATGTTTACCGAACTTGAAAGACAGTTTGCTAATAGCCCTAACGGAAATGGTTATCCCCCATACAACATTGCACAAATCAACGAAGATGAGTATATGATCTCATTAGCAGTTGCAGGATTTGGCATGGACAACTTAGAAATCGAAAAAGATGGAAAGATGTTACGTATTGAAGGGACTGCTCCTAAAGGAGATGACGAAGTTAATTACCTACACAAGGGTATTGGCGGACGCAACTTCCGTAGAGAGTTCACACTTGCTGACCACGTTGAAGTAGAAAGTGCAGGCCTTGAACTAGGTATGCTTAATGTACACTTAAAACGTAATGTACCAGAAGAACTACAACCAAAGAAGATTAAGATTGTAGATAATTCAGTTATCGACAGTAAGTAATCAAGTCTAGGGGGAGGGCAACTTCCCCCTAATTACTACCAACGGAGCAAACATGATGATAAGTAATAGTATGGACGTAGAAATAGACGAAAAGATCAAGATTAAGGTTACTGAACCAAATATGTATAAAGTAATCTTCCTCAATGATAACGCAACCCCAATGGATTTCGTGATTGAGATACTTACTGGAATTTTTAGGCATTCGCCAGATACTGCTAGAGATATAACTATGGAGATACACGAGCAAGGCTCGTCTGTAGTTGGTATTTACAACTTTGAAATAGCAGAACAGAAAGCCGTAGAAGCAACCACTTTGAGTAGAAGTCATGGATTTCCATTACAAATCAAAGTGGAGCAAGAATGAGCTTAAAAGACCTTACTTGGGAACATCATAAGAACGCAGAAAGACAAGAATTTGTAAAAGTCTTAATGGGCGGAGATATTAGCCCTGAGACTTATGCTACATTTTTATTCAATCAACACCCGTGTTATAACCTATTAGAAGTAATTGCTATGACACATGGATTGTTCGACGACATTCCTGAAGTGCGTAGAGCACCTCGTATCTTTGCAGACTATGAAGAACTATGGGAAGATAAAGATAATACGCCAACGTTATTAAACGTAACAAAAGAATACACCGATCACATTATGTCTATTAAAGACGATAAAGAAAAAATTATGGCTCACTTGTATGTTAGGCATATGGGCGACCTAAGTGGTGGTCAAATGATTAAGAAGAAAGTTCCTGGCAAAGGAACTATGTACGAGTTCGATGGAGAAGTCAACGACCTTAAAACAAAGATTAGAGCAAAGATACACGACGAGTTGGCTGACGAAGCTAAAATATGTTTTGACTTTGCAACTAAGGCATTTAAGGAAATGATGGAACACGAACGCAATGACTAACGTATCAAGTATTTGTATTGTTGGAGGTGGCACAGCAGGTTGGATGACAGCCGCTTATGCTTTATATAACTTACCCAACGTAAACGTTACCCTTGTAGAAAGTCCTAACATTCCAACAGTAGGAGTAGGTGAAGCAACTATACTAGGCTTTGACCATTACTTAAAAGACTGTGGCATTCCAATGGAGTTATGGACCAAGGCATCAGACGCAACTATTAAATGCGGAACATACTTTCCTAATTGGAAAGGCGACAATACAAATATTTGGCAACCGTTTTATTTTCCAGTAGGTACTAGTGACGAAGGACACATGGGCGACATTGTAAACTTAGCTCTTGATGCTGGTGCTACACAAACTGATATGGAAACGTACATGTCATGGTACAACACTTGTATTACAAACAACGTTGTTCCAGAGAACACAAGTGTTAAAGGCGGCAACGCTCATGTAGGATATCATTTAGATGCTATCAAACTTGCAAACTTCTTATCAGAATATCTAAACAAAAAGTATACTAAACTAACACACATTAAAAAACATATTAGTAAGCCTGTAATTAATAAATGTCAAGTTGAAAAAGTTATATTAGAAGATGGACAAGAACTTGTTGCTGACTTCTTTGTTGACTGTACAGGATTTAAGAAACTATTATCAAACGCAATACCAGGTGCAGACTGGGTTGACAGAAGTCATATGCTGTTTACTAATGCCGCGGTTGCAAGTCAAATTGATTACGAAACAGATGACGAACCACAAGTACCTTATGTTACTGCACAAGCAACTGACCTAGGTTGGATATGGAAAACTCCTGTTAGAGATAGAATAGGTAGTGGGCTATGTTACAACAGTGACCTAACAACTAAACAAGAAGCAGAAGATCACTTTGTACAACATTGGGGAGAACATAGACTACGTACAGGTAAGTTTAACCACATACCGTTTGAGCCTAAGTATAATAGAAAGAATTGGAGAGGTAATTGTTTTAGTGTAGGACTTGCTAGTGGATTTATTGAGCCATTAGAAAGTACAGGACTTGCATTACTAATCATTGGTGCTACTGGACTTAGATGTTTACAAAAAGGACATTTTACACAAGAAGATGTAGATGGTTATAATAACGACATTGAAACAGTATACGAAGATAGCATGAACTTTGTAGCATTGCACTACTTTAATAATCCAAGACAAGGTAAGTTTTGGAAACACGTTTACGAAAACTTTAAAGAAACACCTAAGCTAGAAGAATTGGCAACAGGGTATGCAAGAACGTATACCCCAACACTAGACGAATCGCAGTTCTTTCCACGTAACACGGAAATATTTGCAGAAACTAACTGGAAGTTATGGCTACATGCTACAGGCATTAATCCAGCAACACCAAAAATTAAAAAACAAAACGCAATTGACATAATTAAAAGTATGCACGAAGTTGAATTAAGGGAATCAATGCCAGGTATATCTAACAGAGAGTGGAGTAATAGATGAGCGTAATATGGAATAAACTAATTGAAACACAGGATCGTATACTTGGTATTTTTGATGAGTTTGCAGTTGAGAAAGAAGAAAAAACACTAAACAAATTTCACCAACCAGAGAATGGATGGCTTAATAAAGTATGGGCTAATCCGCATGTACGCAGAGCTCACATTGATGTAGTTGATGTACGTGATAGCAAAGGCTTATGGATGATGCATGTATGTTGTTTTCCTACACTAACTAACGATGCTCCTATATACGGCTTTGATGTTATTGCAGGTAAGAACAAGATGACAGGTGCTTTCCATGACTTTAGTGCAAGTAGTGGTGGAGAAGACCATCCGTTAGTTGATTGGTATCAAGATGCAGTTGCAGACTTTATTCCAAGTAAGAAACGTGAACTACCTGAATGGGCTCGTAATATTTTTAGTCCAAGTATGATTGCCGCTGGTAATGTAAACACAGTAGAAGAAGCTACTGCAATATGCGACCTAGCAGTAGATAACTTAAGAACATGGTTTGAAAGTGTTCCTCAGTATACAGGCAATGCTAATATTGAACTTACCGCTGGAGCACAGAACTATTACTGTCATAACCAGCAACAAAACCCACATACGCCACGTACAATGAAGTCTTTAGGATTACCTGAAGCTGATGTTGATGAGTTTTGTGCAGATGCTCTGTTTCCTAAAATAGTATAAATACTAGTGTTATGAGATTCTTCGAGTTTAAAAAATACAATAAGCCAGTCATTGAAAGCACTAGAGGCATCAAAGGTGCAGTAGACGATGTTAACGACAAAGGAATGGAAAGTCCTTTTAGTACTAAAGAAGGTGGTAAGTTTATCCCTTCTAATAGTTGGTTCTTTCCTTTAGAGGCTAGTCAAGCACAATACGTTCCAGTAGAAGCACAACAATCAACTGATCCAGCTGATGCACAAAACGGTTCAGCAGTAGGACCAAAGAGCGAAACACCAGCAGAACAATTCCAAAACGATTTAGCAACAGCCGGTGTAGCAACAGCAGACTTAAAAGAAGTAAACAAACAACCATTAGGTCCATTTGCGGCTATTGTTGTTGAAATTACTACAGACTCAGGAACACTCCATTTTGTAAGATACTATAAACAAAAAACTAGTAATTACATCAAATGGGAACAAACAGATTTTATGAGAAACATTGCTCCATTAGGTTTTGACATTGTTAAAACTAAAGCAAAGAACTCAAACAAAGCACACCCTAACATTAGAATGTTTCCAAACAGACTAGGTGTTACTAATGGACCAATGCAAGTTGACGCAGTTGCTAACGCAATTAGAACATCAACATTGTATCCAGATGATGTGCCGGCAGAAGAAAGAAAAATTGTTGCAGACATAATTGATAACTTAGATGAAGTAATGCCTGCTACTAAAGACTATAAAGGAAACTACGAAGTACAGATTGGTGAGATAGCAGGGCCTATTGCGTTATCACAAGGGTCTAGCATCGTAACAGGTAGTGTAAAAGAAGCTGAAGAAAATCTTTTACAGGTACTAGAGCCAGGGTTGACATGGGGTGCAATGAAAACAGTTGATTACCCTGCAGACGAAACACAGAAACTTATTGATAGCTTTTTAATATCACCTAAAGGAACTAGAGTTGGTATTAGTGCTAAAGACGGTAAGGGTGGTGCAAAAGCAAGTGCAATTAGTATTGCAGAAACTATTGACAACAAACCAGATCAGCTTAAAAAGGCTAATCCTAAATTCTTTGAAGAGTTTGCAGAATACCTTTCTTGGATGAACATCATTAAAGAGAAAGATAAGAAACATCAAATTTATAAACTTGCGGCATCAGTTGGAATTTTAAATGAAACTGAATTAGAAGCAGTTAAAGGTTTAGTTAACGATCCTAATACATGGAATGACGAAGGTGCTATTAGTAAAGCACTACCAAGACACTACAATTCATATATGAATTCAGACACATATCGTCCTAAGGATTCATCTATTAACAATGCCAAGTACAAGAAGCTATGGCATTGGACAACAGTTCTTGCAAAAGCAACACAGAATGCAATGAACAAAAACCCAGAAATGTTAAACAGGTTCTTTAAAACAGTACTTGAAAGTTCTAACATGATTCAAATTAAAAGTTCATTCCAAATGCAAGGTGATGATAAAGGTAAGTTTACTAAAATGGCTGTCATTTATCCACCAGTGTTTGAAGGACAAATTAGATTTGATTCGGGCAAAGAGTTTTATGCTACTATGGCATTACCAGGTTCAATGAGTTTTGGATTTGGTAGAATGATTAAAACTTAACCAATAGCTAATCTAACAATTATATAATATCCAAAGAAGTGTACCATCTGATCAAACATGTTCAGTACCCAAAATGCTCTTTGGTTTGACTTCCATTGCATCTTTTCTCTTATATGGGTCTTAATGTAGTCGGTATGCCAGTGTAGTACGTAATCAAGTATTCCCAACAGTATAATAAGCTCTAAGGACCCTTGCAAGGTCATTGCAAGTGCGACCATAGTTAGTAAACCATGTGGAATATAATGTTGTTGATGTGCCGCCCAACCAAAATATCTTAATTTGGTTGCTCCTAAACCAAAAGGCTGAAAGCCCAAATCTACAATAGCGTGTTTGAGCATTAATAATAGAAAAATTTCCAACTTGACTTTGCCTCCAGTTTATAGTATATTTATTATATACTGTTGATAAGTATTTTTAACAGGAACTAACCGAAAGGACATGTATGTTACATAAGATTAGCGATTTGTGTGCAAAAGTAGATGCCATGCACAAAGTATCACAAGAACTTTACAAGTTAAAGTATGAAAGCCCGGCACCAAAAGACCAAGTACTAATACAAGCTAATATTGAAAACCTTCAAGCATTAGCAGGCGACATATACCATGATAGAAGCCCTTACGAAAAAGGTTGACATTACTTACTAACGAGTGTATAATATATACAAACGTTGAGAGGAATAGGTATGAGAATCAAACTTAGAGGTGCATCGGATTTTGAAAAAGAATACGCTATCGATGTAGTTAATTTCTGCTGTTCATTATTAATGAGCAAACGCCTACAAGAAAATCTTGATATTACTGTTAAATTTATACCAGGACTATTTGAAGCATCACGCCAATGCGGTAACTGTATTTGGGAAGATGATTATGTACGTCCAAAAGAATTCACTATTGAAATTGACCCAACCCAAGATAAACGTACTATTATTGAAACATTGTGTCACGAGTTAGTACATGTAAAGCAATTTGCTACAGGCGAAATGCGTGATTTACAATCTGATACTGATATAGTAAATTGGAAGGGTAAGCGTTACAACCGTACAAAATACCACTATTTTGACCTACCATGGGAAATTGATGCACATGGCAGAGAAGTTGGGTTATTTGTAAGATGGGCTGAAAGTAGAAACCTAGGCCACTTGCAATGGACTCAGGTATAAATACGTATATAATAAATTATGCCTAAATACGATAATTGGAATAGCTCAGATGCAGTAGAACGATCGTTATTAGATAACGACATACACTATCTGAATGGAGAACTTACAGGTGAAAATGTAGGTGAAACAATTAAATGGATCCTTAGTGCTAACCTAACAAAAAAGCCCAAAAGAACACTTGAACTTTATATTAACACTACAGGCGGAGATCTCTATGAGATGTTTGCTCTTATTGATGTAATGAAGAATAGTTATCACAACATAAGCACAGTAGGCGTAGGTGCTATTATGAGTGCAGGATTTATGCTATTTGCAAGTGGTACAAAAGGATATCGTTGGATTGGTAAGAACACAGGTATAATGAATCATCAACACAGCGACAACATGGATGCCAAAATGCATGATATGAAAGCACAGATGAAAGAGAATAAAAACTGTGAAATGAGATGTATGCAAATACTACGTGAAGCAACGGGTATGACTATCCAAGAAGTAAACACCAAATTCATCAAAAATCCAAGTGATCAATACTACACAGCCAAACAATTGGTTGATCTTGGTATAGCCGACGAAATATTATAGGTTGACAAGTTTAGTTTTTGATGTTATTATATTAACATAATTAGGCAAAAGGCAACTTATGGCACAGGCAAACGAATACTTAACACACGAAATATTAGCAGTAGCATTCGCAGTACACAGAGTTAATGGCGGATACTATAAAGACACACGTAGGTTTTCAGAAGACACTCCTACATTGTTTAGTAATAAAGAAGCAGTGAAGTTTCAATTAGAGTCTAATGGCCCTAATGACTTTTCTTATATTACTATTACTGACGAAGATTATTCAAACGCAAAAGAAAGTGTAGAATGGTTGCACAAAGATAATGCACTTGCTATTATCGGAGGAACACTAAACGATTTCATGCAAAACATAATGTCAAGTATTTCAAGCACTACATCAACTACACAGAATATTGGTTTATTATCTGTTGTACCTAAAGTTTATTTTGAATCTCGTGAACGAAAAGAACATAAAAAGGATCTTAAGACAAACTTTGGTGAGTCAAAATTGATAAGTACTATTGGGAGTAGAGTTGAAGGTAACTTTACCCTACAAGGAATAAAGTTTGTTGACAAGTTTTCTTGTTACGTTTTGAATGGACATATTGAAGGTGACTTAATTAGTTTTTTCAAGAATTTCGATCAAACTAATGAACTTCCCATTAAAGGAAGCACTTTCAAAATCAGCGGTAAGGTTAAAAGACATGGTCAGCACTATGTTACCAAACTGCCTGAGACTATACTCAATTACGTAAAGATAGGTTGACAATTAACTTGAACTCTTGTATTATTAATATAATGTTAGATCAGGAGAGAGGTATGTCAAACGAATACAAGTATGAGGATAGAACTGTAGAATGGGCCGATGACGACTGGGGATTGATTATTGCAAATGACGGAAGTTTACGTGGACTATATATTCCACCCGGATTTGAAGATGAAGATGTTCCACACTCTATTGTTGTAATATGCAACAAATATTTTGGAGTAGACCCTAATGATGCAACAGAAGATTTAATTAAACAACCGATGGTAAGTGTAGCCATCCACTAGTAACAAAGGAGACTAATGAAGATAGAAGTAAGAAATGGCAACGTAGAAAAAGCCCTAAGGGTAATGAAGAAAAAGTTAAAAAATTCAGGCATGATGCTTGAGCTTAAAGAAAGAATGTATTATAGTAAGCCAAGCGAAAAGAAAAGAGAAGCGAAGAAACGTGGTATTAAAAGACAAGCCAAACTTCGTAGAGAACGTGAACAAAATATGTAAGGAGTACATATAATGAAGGCAGAGATTCTAGCAAAAAATATCGCAAACGGAAGTGGCGGTCACGGATTAAAACAAGAGATACTAGAACAAATCTTTGCTCAACACGAGGACAAGCTCGACGACCTGTGTTATACTTTTCAAAAAGTTATTTCTTTAAGTGGTTCTGATTTTTTCAGTACACAGGATATCTCCATTGGTGAGCCACAATCAGGTGATTTTACAAAGTGGCATCACATTGATTCTAAACATGATGCATCTTGGGGATTTAGTAAAAAAGATGCCGGCTGTTACCTATATGGATATTTTCCGTTAGGTGAACCAGAAGGTCCCGCAGACTTTCTTAGTAATGAAGTCATTTACATAGGCGAAAGCAGAGCAGTGAGCAGAAACTGTATGCTAGGCAGACGCACAGACTTTAAAGGTACTATTCGAAATGAACGCCTTAGCCCTTATGGCTGTGGTACTGCATTTAAGAATAACTATAACATTGAAGACCTTGACCATTGTTACCAGGCATATCTTCCAATGCATAGTAGCCTAGTTAAGTCATATGAAATGAACTTGTTGTCAGACTATTATAAAAAATATAACAGAGTACCTTTATGTAATCCAGACAACGATTTACGTAGAGTTAAATTATTATTAGGTGTATAAATTGAAATTATTTAAAGATAAGAGTGAAGAGTTTTTTCGCTGGGTAAAGGGTACTGAGCTCGTTGAACTAGACGATATCGACGTAAGCGAAGATCCTGTTAGACCAGAACTAACTCTTGGCTGGCGTATCACTAACGGTCGTAAGATTTACGGTTTGAAATATGACGATACTGTTGAAGGTATTATTTGTATTGCATATACAAACGATATTCCGCATAGTGTTAAAGAACTTGATATGATGAGCGAACTTGCACATTTAAAAGACGAAAAGAATATTGCTATTGCATATACTGTTTGGTCACGTAAGCGAGGTGCAGGTAAAGAAATTATACACAAAGTATTAGAGTTTGCAAAGAAGGAAGGGATTAACCAAGTAGTAACACTAAGTCCTTTAACTCCTATGGCAACACATTTCCATATACGTAATGGTGCTAAACAAATTAGTATCAATAAAGAAACACAGAATTTTGAATATAACCTAAAGGAGAAGAAATGACGAGAACTGAATACGACAAAACGTGCGAAGTAGTATGCACGGACAATGATAGAGTTGCACAAGCAGATGTTGACCATTTTGAAAGTAAAAAGTTTTTAAATATCTTCATGGCAGGTAACAAAATTAAAATGATGTGGAATGGTAGAGTATTTGTAGGAAATGCATTTGGGTTTGAATTTACTACACCCGGTCCACGTGAATATAAAGTCAACCCTGGAAGAGGATTCTAATATGGAAGTTGCAGACAAAATTGCAGAAATGAAGGGCATACCTACTAAGGATGACCTCATGAAAATGCTAGAGGAGAATGTTGTAGTTGTTACATTCTTAAAACTAGACGGAGACCAAAGGATAATGACCTGTACACTTAAAGAGGACATTAAACCAAAAGCAACTAAAACTGATACATTAAGTCAAAAGAAAGTTAGAGAAATTTCTGATAAAGTGTGTTCAGTATGGGACGTGAATGCCAATGGGTGGCGATCTTTTAGATATGACAGAGTTCAAACTGTCGAGCTGAAAGATACCGCTAATGATTGATTCGCATATACATAATAAATACGTTTCATTAGGCAAATATACGTTCGTTCATATTTGTCGTTATATGGTTAAATCAGGAATGGTAAAAACTCCAAAAGCCGCAGTAGACTTAATTAATACAGATACTATTGATCTAAACGAGCTAGTCAAAATAATGTCTCAGCCACCGGCCCCAGAAATAAGTACTACTGAAGATGAAGAATCAACCGACGAATGATATGATAGATGGATTGCGTAGAACAATCCAATCTAAAGCAGATGAAGTTCAGCGAATGCGTCAAAATGGTGCAAAAGCTCAACGGATTTCTGCTGTTCGAGAAGAAGTGTTTAGATTACAAAGACAATTAGGAGAGGAGTTAAAAAGATTTAATGCAACACGATAATAAAGAACTAATCGATTTTTACGATGCACACAAAGACAAGAGCTTTGACTTTCCTATATTACCTGATAACATTCAACCTTGGGACGGAGTAAGTGTTGCTAAATGGTTTATAGACCAAATGCTACACAGTAATGTAGGTTGGTTAAACATCGCAGTACGTACAGTTAACGATCCAGGCTACGAACATCTTCCACAACACTTTACAGGTCGAATTGAGTGCGACAAAATTAAAAACCAGTACAAGGGTAAAGAAACAAATTTAAATTTAGCTAACCATTGGACATTAGCAAGAGAAACAGCACCAGCTTCAAAAGATTGGTGGCATAAATGTTTTCCTTCTGAAAAATATAACTTTATTAAAGTAAACTTCATTGAACCATTGCAAGGATTAGGACCACGTATTGATTTAGGTCCTAAAGGTGATAATGTATTTGAAGTAATTGATCACGGACTACCTGTTCATTTAGCTATGAAGCGACCTGGACATGATTGTAAGTTAGTAGTAGAAGATTGTGGCATTGTACCAATGAATGAAGGATCAATGTATCTATTAAATCCTACTAAACAATATGCATACATTAACACATCATCAACTCAAGATGCACATACACACATTGCTAGTGTTACCTTAGGAGACCAGTTTACAAGATTTTGTGATCTTATAGCTAGAAGCTACGACATACAAAGTAGGTTACACAATGACCATCAGTAAAGAATACAAGTACGAAGACCTATTTCACGTTGAAACCAAAGGACCACGTGCAGGTGAAACTATTTTAACTCTTCCTCCAGAGCTTCTTAAAGAAAAAGGATGGGACGAAGGAACTAAACTTAAAATTGAAGTAGGTGATATGGGTACTCTAATATTAACGGAGATAACATGAGAATTATTGCAGGGCCTTGCCAACACGAATCATACGAACACAGTTTAATGATTGCCAAACATTGCAAAGCAATTTGTGATAAGTTAGGTATTGACTATTACTTCAAAGCAAGTTTTGACAAAGCAAATAGAAGTAGTATGCAAGGTAAACGTGGTGTTGGACTTATTAATACACTAAACGACTTTAGAAGATTAAAAGATGCAATACCAAATCTTAAAATTCTTACAGATGTACATGATGTAGACCAAATTGAAAAGTTAGAGATGGATGAATTCTGTGACTTAGTAGACGTATTACAAATACCCGCATTCCTTTGTAGGCAAACTGACTTGGTACAAGCGGCATGCGAAACAGGCAAAATTGTTAACATCAAAAAAGGACAGTTCTTAGCACCTTGGGACATGAAAGGTATTCTAAGCAAGTGTACTGATGCTAAACAAGTTTGGATAACCGAAAGGGGAACAAGTTTTGGATATAATACTTTGGTGGTTGATTTCACCGGCCTTAATTATATGCTTGATAATTTTAGCAATCCTATTATATTGGATGCCACACACTCAGTACAGAAGCCAGGCGGTAATGGAAGTAGTAGTGGCGGTAATCGCGATTATGTGCCTGGCTTATGTAGGGCAGGTAGTGCTTTGGGTATTACAGACTTCTTCTTAGAAGTACATGATGACCCTGATAATGCCCCAAGTGATGGTCCTAACATGCTACACTTAGATAATTTTGAAAGGGTTATAAATGACATCGTCAGCTATTCTTATTCCGGCTAGATTTGCTAGTACACGTTTTCCTGGCAAGCCATTAGCTATGTTGGGCAAAAAGACTATGATCAGGCGTGTGTATGACGCTTGTATTGCGTCTAAGATACCAACATATGTAGTAACTGACAGTATGCAGATATACAACCAGTTCAATGCAGACACTTGTTTTATTGAAGAAACGGAGTATGAAAACGGAACTGCAAGATGTGCAGGTGCAATTAAGCACGAGTTTTTTAGCAAGTACGATACATTTATTAACGTACAAGGTGACATGCCAGATGTTACACTAGACATGATTGAAGGAACATTAAGCAACTTAAAAGACTATGATGTGTCCACAATGTGTGCAATGATGCCAGAAGAAAAACAGAACGACCCTCACACAGTTAAACTAGTTAGAGGTGCAGGTAAGTGTTTATGGTTTGGTAGAGGCATGACCGGCTACGGTGATTGGCATTTAGGTATTTACGGTTACAAACGTAAAGCATTAGAACAATACGATAACTTAATTGTTACAAAAGAAGAACGCCACGAAAGTTTAGAACAGCTTCGTTGGTTAAAGAACGGATGGAATATTGGTGTACTTCCTTGTGAGTTTAGCGGAATGGAAATTAATACACCAGAAGAATTAGAACAATGGAACGAACTGAATGGCAATAATAGTAAAAGATAACTTCTTAGATCAAAAACTAATTGATACTATTGCAACTGAGATCAAAACAAAGATCCAGTCGTCAGAAGCTGTCTGGGCTACTAGTCATAGTTGGGAAGGTATAGTTGTTGAAGGATCTAATAGTGCTAACATGAGTCCTTTGAAAAACGGTATACATGAACTACGTCAAAAGTTTGTAAACTTAAATCCGTTTTATAGTGGGTTACAGTTTGAAGCATTTATATACTTATGGAATAGAAACAGTATGCTAGACTGGCATGATGATTCAGGATATGTAGCAAGTGGTACAATTTATCTTAATCAACATTGGGATTCAGCAGACGGTGGGTTATTCTTATACAAAGAAGATGAACAAATTCTAGCACAAGAACCAAAGTTTAATAGATTGATACTAAACGACAATAGAAAAAATTCAACAATGCATAGTGTAAGTGCTATTACTCCTTGGGCTAAACAAACAAGAGTAACTGTACAAGCGAGGTTTAAATAATGTATCAACTAACTCCGCCTAACATACGTAATAACCCAATGCCGTACTTTAAGTTACAGGAATGGGGTCTTGAACAATCAATGATTGATGCTATTGAAGACCAAATTAATGTTCAACCTGCAAAGTATATTACTGATAATGGTAAAGATGATGACACATCAATACGTAGTACAGACATTGATTGGATTGATACTCGTATGCAACCAGACTTTTATGCACTACTAGGTAATGTTGTCCATTATGCAAACAACACATTATTCAAATATGCAATTACAGATTTAGAACCTTGCCAGTACGGAGTATATGACGCTGACAAGAAAGGACACTACGACACTCATTCGGACGGGGCCTTTAAAGGACAACACGGCCAGGTTCGGAAGATATCTTTTAGTATTCTTCTTAGTGATCCAAAAGATTTTGAAGGCGGCGAGTTATTACTAATGCCAGACTTTCAAGGTATTAAGACAGATTTACAAAAGCATGAGATCTGTTTCTTCCCAAGTTGGTTACCTCACAAAGTAACTCCTGTTACTAAAGGCATTCGCAAAAGTATTGTTGGGTGGGTACATGGACCCGATTTTGTGTAATTGGTTACATAAGTATTTGACTTCTTAATAAACTCCTGTTATAATATATAAACTTAAGGCTGTAACGGCTTTATGTGTGACGTTTTTATAATTATAAAAGGAGAAAACATATGAAAACAACTATCCAAGATAGTGTGCTAACAGCACTTCAAAGCGGCAAAGAGTATACTTCAGCTGAACTTAAATCAAGATTCAAAGCTGGTAATCCTCAAGCTGTAATCCAATCACTAAGATTCGCAGGACACCCTGTGTATTTGAACACTAAGAAAAATGGTGTTAAAAAGTACAGATTGGGAACACCGTCAAGAGCAATCGTAGCCGCTGGTTACAAAGCACTTGCAAAAGGTTTAGTAAGCTAATATAACGTTAGTTTTACTAGGAAACAGGCGGCTCATTAATTTGTGTCGCCTGTTTTCATTTACGCACCCGTAGCTCAGCTGGATAGAGCACAACTTTGCGGAAGTTGGGGTCAGAGGTTCGAATCCTTTCGGGTGCGCCAATAAAGAGGTTGACAAAAGCCACATTTGACTGTATTATGTATATAACAATTAATTATTAAGGCAACAGAGGCACAATATGAGAACACAACCACAAGAAATTATTGCAAAATTAGAGGCAGACAACAGTCGCCTAGCAAAAGAAGAAGTTATCGTAGAAGCGATGGAAGAAGAACTAGATGAGTTTTTCGAAGGTGTAAAAATGGCACTTGACCCGCTTGTAACTTTTGGTGTTAAACAAGTACCACAAAAAGAAGAAAACGAAGTACTTTCAGCACAAGGTCTTGCATGGCCTACATTTAAAGAATTAGCACGTAACTTAATTGATAGAAAACTTACAGGTCATAATGCTAGAGATGCCATTATACTTTGTAAAGACCTTGCAACGGCAGAGCAATGGAATATGTTCTATCGTAGAATCCTTATTAAAGATTTACGTTGTGGCGTTAGTGAAAAAACAGTAAACAAGGTTGCTAAGAAAATTGGAATGCCACAGTACAGTATTCCTACATTTACTTGTTCACTTGCACACGACTCAGCTAACCATGAAAAGAAAATGGTTGGTAAGAAACAAATTGAAGTTAAACTAGATGGTGTACGTGTACTAACTATTATACGTGGTAACAAAGTAGAAATGTTTAGCCGTAATGGAAAACAGTTTCATAACTTTGATCACATCATTGAAGAAATTAAAGAAGTACTCAAAGACAACCAAGCACCATATGATCTTGTGCTAGACGGAGAAGTAATGAGTGCTAACTTCCAAGACTTAATGAAACAGATACATCGTAAAGAAACTGTCCAAAATAGTGATGCAGTATTACATTTGTTTGACATTTGTCCGTTAGAGGATTTTAAGAAAGGCAAATGGGATAAACCACAGAGTTTTAGAAGTGCGGCAACCAAGGCTTGGGTAGAAAAACACTCAAGCGTTTTAAAGCACGTACAAGCACTTGAGTGGGAGGAGGTAGACCTAAGTACTCCTGAAGGCAATAAACGCTTTGTAGAGCTTAATAAGACGGCTGTAGACGGTGGTTATGAAGGTGTTATGATCAAAGATATTGATGCACCCTATGAATGTAAGCGAACTCATGCTTGGTTAAAGGCAAAACCATTTATCGAAATTACACTAAAAGTCGTAGACGTTGAAGAAGGCACTGGACGTAATGAAGGCCGACTTGGTGCCATAATAGTAGAAGGAGAGGACGATGGATACAATTATCACCTTAACTGTGGAAGTGGTTTCACTGACGATCAACGTAGTAGCTTCTGGGCTGACCGTACTAACATCATTGGTTCTTTAGTAGAAATAAGAGCAGATGCTCGTACTAAATCACAAGATAGTGAAACGTATAGTTTACGTTTTCCACGATTTAAAACGTTTCGTGGCTTTGACTCTAATGAAAAACTTTGATAACACAAGTCATCATTTTTAGTTGACTTTTTATCTTTTTGCTATATAGTTACTGTTACACGAGATTTTTGAAGGAGAACGTCCGATGGGCATAGGAATAAAAATTCCAAAAAGAAAGAAGCCAGTTACTAGGCGAGTGTCTAATAAAGGTGGAGAGCCAAACTACGAAGGCGCGGCAGACTTAACTGGTGAACAGTTTGGTCGGCTTAGGTCATCAGCAATGGACTTCTACCGAATGGAGTTTAAGCCTAGCGATTTTAAACTTTGGGTATTAGCCTATTGTAAAGAAAGCACTAAGTGGAAAGACAAAGTAGATGTTCTTAAGAAACTTCCAGATCATGAATTCCGTTCTTCATTAGGAGGCCATTGCCGAATGGCAAATAAAGGCTTTCCAGACTTTCACGAAGGATATGCAAAACATTGGTTAGGCCTTGCAGGTACAATGGGTGAGATCAAACCTACTTCAGAATTTATTAACAAGTATCTTAAAGAACTAGAAGTTAAAGCAAATGAAGTTGTTGTTGAGCTAAAAGAAAAAGCTGAAGAAGAAGCTAAAAAAGAAAAGAAGAAGCCAACTATACAACAACGTATCTATGCACAAGCATGTA